CGGCACCCCCGACCCGTTGCAAAACCGCCCGATCATCGACCGGCTTTTCCCGGCCTCTGTCGCGGCACGGATGGGCGCGCAGATGATCGCGATCGGCGCCGGTGCCGTCGAATGGCCGGTGGCGACCTCGACCGTTTCGGCTGGCTGGGCGAATGGCGAGACCGGCACCGTCGCGGGGCCGACCGCCTACGCCACGACCGACAAGGCGCTGAAGCCCGAGCAAACGATGGGCATTCAGATGCGCATCACCCGCAAGGCGCTCTTGCAATCGGGCGAGGCGCTCGAAGCCGCGATCCGGCGCGACATGAACGGGGCGATGGGTGCCGAACTCGACCGGGCGATCTTCCTGGGCACGGGCGCGGACGGGCAACCGCTGGGCGTGATCACCGGGGCGGCAACCTATGGCATCACCTCGACCGCAGTCGGCGCGGCGGCGTCGTGGGGCGCCTTCCGCAAGGCCGTTGTGCGGTTCATGTCGCACAATGCCGCGAACGGACCGGGCGACGTGTCGGCACTGATCCGGCCCGAGGTCTGGGATTACATGGACGGCATCCTGTGCGGCGACTCGGCGTTCAAATACGAGTTTGACCGGCTCAAGGAAAACCTCGGCGGCGTGGTCATGTCCAGCACCGCGCTGGCCGCTCCGGTTGCGAATGCGACCTCGGCGCTTCTGACCACCTCGGCGGGCGGCGTGGCGCCGATCTTCGTCGGCATGTGGGGGGCCGTCGATCTGATCCGCGACCCCTTCACCGATGCGCAATCGGGCGGGCTGCGGCTGACCGCGCTCACCACTTGCGACGTGACCGTCGCCCGCGGTGCGCAGCTGGAACTCCTGACCGGCGTGGCGGTGGCGTGATGCTCTGGGGCGGAAACCTTGGAACGCTGGAAATCCGCGCGGAAGGTGGGGCAACCCACCTTTCGGCGGTGTTTCCTTACGGGGCCGAAACCGAACTGGCACCGGGGCGGCGCGAGGTCTTCGCCCCCCATGCCTTCCGGGCCCGGATCGAGGCGGGCGACGAAATCCACCTGCTTGCCCAGCACGATTACACCAAGCCGCTCGCCTCGACGGCGGCGGGCACTCTGACCCTTCGCAGCACCGATACCGCGCTCGAAATCCGCGCGACGGTGGACGGCTCGACCACCTGGGCGGCTGACTTCCTTGCGGCGCATCGGGCGGGCCTCATTCGCGGCCTGTCGCCCGGTTTCCGGGTGCCAAACGGTGGCGACCGAGTGGAACGGCGCGGCGCGGATCTGCTGCGCACCGTGACCGAGGCGGCGCTGTTCGAGGTCTCGGCGGTGACGGTTCCGGCCTATCCCTCGGCGCAGATCGAGGCGCGGGCGTGGGAACTGCACCAAGACCGGCAACCCTTCCGGGGTGCCGTTCACCCCCTCAATCGCTGGAGGCTCTGACCATGTGGCCATTCAAACGAAAGACCGAGACCCGTTCGGCAATGGCGGCGGGCTATACCGCGTCAATCATCGCGGCGCGGGAAAGCTACATCGCGGGCGTCTCTGGCATCGCGGAACTGACCGCCACTGTTCAAACCTGCGTCACGCTTTGGGAATCGGCCTTCGCCCTGGCGGACGTGACCGGAACCGACCTTCTGGACCGCCGCACGATGGCCCTTATTGCCCGATCAGCGGCGATCCGGGGTGAGGCGGTGCTTCTGATCCGCGACCGGCTCATTCCCTGCGCCGATTGGGATCTGTCCACCAAGGACGGCACCCCGAGGGCCTATCGCGTCACCGTCCCGGAGGCGGGCGGCTCGACCTCGACCACGGTTCTTGCGGCCGAGGTGCTGCACCTGCGCTTGGGCGTCGATCCGGTGGCGCCCTGGACCGGACAGGCGCCGCTGCGGCGGGCCAGCCTGACCGCCTCGCTTCTGCATGAGATCGAGACGGCGCTTCGGGATACTTGGCGGGATGCGCCGATCGGCAGTCAGATCGCCCACATGCCCGAGGGCAGCGCCGATGACATGGCCGCGATGCGATCGGCGTTCAAAGGCCGTCGCGGCTCTGCGCTGGTTGTCGAAGGCGTGGCCCAGGCGGTGGGGGCGGGGATGCACCCGAATGCCGGCAAGGTGCCCGACCAACTTACCCCGGACCTGCAACGGGCGATGCCGGCGGATCTGCTCGACGCGGCACGGGGCGCGATCTGCGCGGCCTACGGGGTGTTGCCTGCCATGTTCTCGCCTTCGGCGCAGGGGCCGCTTGTGCGAGAGGCGCAGCGCCACCTTGCAGGCTGGATCTTGCAGCCGATGGCCGAACTTCTGGCCGAGGAAGCGAGCGCCAAGCTGGGCGGGCCGGTAATGATCGACGTGGGCCGACCGCTGCAAGCCTTCGATGCCGGGGGCCGCGCTCGCGCGCTGTCGCAGCTGATCGAGGCGATGGGCCGCGCGAAGGAACTGGGGCTTTCGCCCGAGGAACTGGCCGGGGCGCTCAAGGCGGTGAACTGGGGTGGTGGCGACGCGCTGGCCTGACAGGAAAGGGCAGGACGCGCCTGCGGAAAGACTCCCCGCAAAGCGTCCCCGTTACTCGGTGAGTGGGGAAACCCCGAGAGAGCGCGGCCCTCGCAAGGCGCGGCGCTCACCTGACGCCCTAAGTTGGGCTTAGCCCGTCCGAAGGTATGGTGATGGCGACAATACCTTTCGCAAAGGGTGTCAGCAGTAATGATACCCTTTGGAGTGCCCACGGTTGACGTGCCGAGGCTTAAGTTCCTGCGCTATCGAGGCGCCACCAATCAAGGCCTATGAGCCTGCTTCTCGTACTTGAAAGCAGCGCGCTACCGGCGTTGCCGGTCAGACTGTTTCGCGAGCGTTCCCGAATGATCTGCGGAGGCGATGCTTCCCAGTCGATCGCCAACATGGCCAAGAACTCCCGCGCGCCAGGATATACGTCATCGGGTTGATACAAGATCCAAAGCAAATCAGAGGGATGTTCTGGTTTTCGGGGGCCGCTGACCTTGCTCAGCGCCATTTCCAAGACGGTTTTCAGCACGTCCGCTGTGTTGAGGGTATCGAACCAGAAGAAGGGTATCGAGAACACATCTTCAAAGTCGCGATCAGGGTTTCCGAGCTGGATCAACGTCAAGCTAGTCCACCTGTTGAAATTTGTCTGATCGCGATAGACACCAAAACGGCCCTGGCCGAAAGGAAGATCGACTTCGAATATCGGGAACGGGAAATAGTCGTAAGGGCTTCGATGGGTCTTCAGTCGCACCCCGGCCCCGCCGCCGTTCTCGGGGATGAACTCGACCCCCGCAACTTCGAGTGCGGCCTTGATCGCCGCAACGGTGCTTTCGCGCAGATCTTCGCCCCGTTCGAGGCGGGCAATCGTGTTCGGTGAAACTCCCGCGGCTTCGGCTAGCTCCCGAACTCCGAGGCCAGTTGCCGCCCGAGCCATTTTGCATTGCACTGCGTTCATCTGGTAACCGTGTTACTTTTCGCTTGATCTGATAGCCGCTCGGGTCGTATGGTAACCGCGTTACCAAACCAAAGCAAGGAAGCAACACCATGTCTTCGATCAACCCCGTTTCGGGGAACGCCCTCGGCTTGCCTGCCGCCAGAATCTCCCCTTTCAACAGTGCAGATGAGCCGAATTCTGTTCGCTATGTGCGCGTCCTTTTGGACATACCCGCCCTCGGATACCGCGAGGGTGATCTGATCGAGCTGACTCCGGTCGATCGCATCGACGCGGACGCAAAATTCAGGTTGGTCACGGGCGAGATTGCTCAGTTTTCCATGTGGCCGGGCGGGAAGTTTCGGGTGGTCAGCCCAGACGGGGCAATCCATTTTCTGGATCGGGACGAATGTCACTCCATAGTTATCGGCCGAGTGACACGGGTCTTCCGCGACGTCTGTTATCTGCAATGATCGAGGACGGCGCCCCGCCGCACTGGCCCCGAAGCGCAGAAAGTCTATCCGTTTCCGAAACACTTACGAATAGGGCTTGATCCGAGGAAAAAAGAGGGCCTAGGCTGTCTCATACCTTTGGACGGGGCAGAAGCGTGAAACCGGGAAAGCTCATAAAGACGATGGCCGAAGCGATGCTCATCTCCGCACAGACTGCTGAGGTCACGATGCGAAACATCCGCGAAGGCGGTATGATGACCACAGGCGCGCGCGGTGTGAACGCTCCCGATCTTTCTTATCTTGATGCGGCCAGAACCCTGATTGCTCAGATTGTTGAGGAAAATCCGGGGCGGCGAGCGATCCGGCATGTTCTGGAAATCGGTTCGCTGCCCTTGCACAACAGGGCTTCGCTTCGGGAGAATGATCCGTTCTCACTCCAAGGGATGCTTCCAGGCGAGGATATCGAGACCTTCGAACTTGCTCTTGCCGCTCTGATCAAGCTGTTTGCGGAATTTCGGTCGGATGATCGGATGATCCGGGCAGGCACGCGGAAACGCGACGGCTGGATAAAGCCCCTGTGCAGAGTTGAAATCTCGCCTCCTGACCTCTGGGCAAAGATCGACATGGGTGCGGCTCAGTATCAGTTCGGGGAGCTCAAAAGAGCCTTCAACAGTGGTCTTGAAGACGACGATCGCTTTCGTCTCGGGCGGCAAAGCCTGTGTTTTGTGAACCAAGAAGTCATCGCCAAGATCGCCGATGGCTTCATCGATACGGTCGGGAGGTAATAACATGGCAAATCACCGTGCAACCTTCACCCAGTCCGATCTGACAAAGGTTCTCAAGGCCTTCCGCGATGCTGGCTTTCCTCCGCCGCAGATCGTCATCGAGCCGCAACGCTTGACGGTTTCGCCCATCGTTGACACGGACCGTTCGACCGATCCGAACCCGTGGGATGCGCCATGAGACGCAAAGGCAATTTCCCGGATGCCAAGCCTTACACCGATCGCCACGGCAAACGCCGCTGGCGCTTCCGCAAGGGTGGTTTCTCGCGTGAGCTCGGCACGGAATACGGATCAGATGAATTTATTCGGCGCTATGAAGCTGCGCACGAAGAACACAGGACGGGCAAAAAGGCCGGGGTTGGGGCCGACAGAACAATCCCCGGATCGGTCAATGATCTGGTCGCATCCTGGTATCAATCGCCCGAATGGCACGGCTTGAAGGATCTCACGAAGAAAACCTATCGCGGCATTATCGAGCCGTTCCGCAAAAAGCATGGTGACAAGCCGGTCAACCGTCTTGAGCGGCGTCACGTGATGGCTTTCTTGGCCGAGAAGTCGGAAACGCCTAGCGCCGCAAATAACCTGCGCAAGCGGCTTGGCCAGCTGCTTGACCATGCGATTGCACTCGAATGGATCAAGGCGAACCCGGCACGGCTGACCAAGGCATACAAGGTTTCTGGCGAAGGTTTTCACGCTTGGGACGAGGGCGAGATAGCGCGGTTCTTCGAAGTGCATGGCCCAGGAACAATGGCGCATCGTGCGGTGACGCTGATGCTCTACACGGGCGCGGCGCGTGTCGATGCTGTCAAGTTGGGGCCGATGAACCTCAAGAACGGGCGGCTGGAATATCGTCGCCAAAAAACCGAGAAGAGCAACGGCGTTCTTGTCAGCATCCCGGTCCACCCAGATCTGTCGGAAGTGCTGGCGAACTGTCCCGTTGATCGACCATTCCTTGCGACCGCCTACGGCAAGAGTCGTTCCCCCGATGGCCTCGGAAACCTTATGCGCGAATGGTGCGATGAGGCGGGCCTACCGGAGTGTTCCTCGCATGGTTTGCGCAAGGCCTGCGCGCGTCGACTGGCAGAAGCCGGGGCGACGGCTCACGAAATCATGGCCGTCACAGGTCACAAAACCTTGGCCGAAGTCCAGCGCTACACCGAAACCGCGATGCGCGAGGGGTTGGCAGATTCGGCGCATGCGAAGCTCCTTTCCCGGCCAAATCGGGAACAAACAGTGGTGAACCTCCCCCGCAGGTTCGCCGGAAAATCTGATAAGTCTCTGAGGGAAAAGGGGAATTAGATGGGGTTTGGTAGGCCCGGAGGGACCGCAATAATCAAGCGCGATCAGCGCCTTAAGCTGTATCAGCGTGGTCTTTCGGGGTTGTGAAAATCAAGGGCTTACAGGGCAGTTTGTATCACCCGATTCCGCGCGCGGTGGGGCAGCGGCCCGGTCTTGCGCCGCTGTCGGATGCCCGAACCAACGCGGCCTAGAACGCGATGGTCACCGAAGGCGCGCTGCGCTGCGCCGCGCCCTGATAGACCGCCTCGATGTTGTTTCCATCCGGGTCCCGCACGAAGGCGGCATAATATCCCGGGTGATAGGCCCGGATGCCGGGGGCGCCATTGTCACGCCCGCCATGCGCCAAGGTCGCGCGGTAGAACGCATCGACCGTTTCGCGATCCTGCGCCTGAAAGGCCAGATGGTGCCGCCCCGTCAGCGCGCCCGAAGCGGCCGAGCTGTCGGCCGAAGACACGACAAGCTCATCGGCGACGAAGTAGCCATTCCCGGTGCTCAGAACCGGGATCCCCAGGACGGACATCACCGCCGTGTAAAAGCTCTCGCTTGCGGGCAGGTCGCGCACGACAAGCTGAATGTGATCGATCAGGCGGCCACGGTGCAGTTGCATTGCTTTGCATCCCTTTCAGTGCAGGTTCGGCGCAAAGCTAGGCACAATTCCGAAGGATCGGTAAGGGCTGGACCGCCCCTTGCGACGTTTCGGCCAAGCGCCAGCTTCGAGGATCCGCGCGGCAGGCCGATCTCCGGCGGGAAGCCTTGCCCACATTCGCCCCGGTCAGCATCAGCGCAAGATCCGGGGCTGACCGTGATGCCGCGGCGTCATGGCTGACGGGAACCGGGATTGCTGCAACGCGTCGCTCCTGAAATCGTCACCTGACAACCGCCCCGCCCCGTGCCATGCTGCCGTCATGCGGATTCTTTGCGCCCTGCTTCGCCTGAGCCTGATCACCGTCTTTCTGGCGGCGCTTGGCACGGCTGCGCCCGTGGTCGCCGCGCCGGAGGCCTGTCCGCATCTCGGCGCCGATTGCGCGCAGGACAGGGGTGCGGGCCATCATGCGATGGTCCCCGATGCGAAACCGTCGCCCAAGACCACCACTTTCGCGCCGGAAGGCTGCCTGCAGCATTGTCTGGGCGCCTCTCTGACGCCCGAACTGATGCGGTCCGCCGCAAGGGCAGAGCGCATCTCGCGCCTTGTTCCGCCTGCGGTTCCGTTGCGGCTGGCGCTGCTTTCCCCCGAACCGGAGGGGCCGCCGCCCCGCATCTGATCTTCGCCACGTTCCCATTCTTGAACCGGAGATCATCATGACCAAACTTTCCCGCCGCACCGTTCTGGCCCTTGTCGCCGGGTGCCTTGCCAGCGCACCGCTGCGCGCCGCCGCGCCAGTGGCGATCACTGTCGTCAAGGATCCCGATTGCGGCTGCTGCGAGGCCTGGATCGATATTCTGCGCGCCGACGGCTTTGCCGTGACGACACAGGTGATCGACTATGACGCGCTGCAGGCGCTTAAGGGGCAAAGCGGCATCCCCGAGCCGATGCGCTCGTGTCACACCGCCCGGGTCGAGGGCTATGTGATCGAGGGCCACGTTCCCCCCGCCGACATCCGCCGATTGCTGGCCCAACGCCCCGCGGCGCTGGGGCTGGCGGTGCCCGGCATGCCGCTGGGCGCTCCCGGCATGGGCCCCGAGGGTAAGCGCGAGGCCTATGACGTGCATCTGATCACGGCGGACGGCCGGACCCGGATCTTTGCCCATTACGACGCGGCCTGAACGCGGCCCAGACTGCGGCGCCCTGCGGGTTTGACATTCCGGCGGGGCGCCCGATTCTGCGGGCCGGAGGAGGCCTGGTGCGCGCGACGATCGAACGGCCCGGACTGGGCCAAACAGCGCGCGTCTGGGCGCGGATCGCGGCGTTGTCCTCTGGTGGACTGGCGGGAGTGAGCGCTGACGTATCCGGCCCTTAGCTGCCGGTCGACCCTACCGACGTATATCGCCGAAGCGGCCGCTTGAGTGTGCCGCAGCGTGAGGCATGCGCAACCCTTGCGCGACATTCATAATCCGCGCAGCATCCTCGCCATGGTCGACTCGATGGGCGGATAGCGGCCGGTCGAGGGCTTTGCTAAATCCATAGATCAGTCAAGACAGGCTCCTGTCGCTTGGTCTGCGACCTCAAAAGCACAGAGGACCAGTATCCTGTCTCGGCTTTAATTGACGTGTGCCGCCACTTTGGCAACCAGATCGCTGGCATGTTCTTCATCCATTACGACTGGATCCAAGGGGCTGGCACGAAGCAATTCAACCATCTTATGGTACTGTGGCATCAAGGCGTCGTTCGTGGGCTTTCCAGTCACAAAGTAGGGGCATACCTTCCCCCGCAATTCGGCTATGCTCTGCAAACGGCCGGCCCATTTCGCCGCCTTGTCCAGCATGCGCTCCTCATCTGCGGAATCGAATGATACCGGCTGGATCACATGCCAAGCCCCATTTGCGATGGCGTGGTCAAAAGGAATCGCTGCGAACTTTGAACGAACAACATGGGGTTGTACGCGCTGATACAACTCGGCCAATTCAAGCTTCTGCCGAACTGTTTCGAACACCATCTCGTCGGTGCGAACATCGCGGGTTGCAGCCTTGTCATAACGCCCGACAAAACGTGCATAGACCTTTTCCAAGGCCTCTTCTGGATCAACGGCAACGCCCGAGCCGGTCATGCCCCAAGATAGGCTACTATCGTCAGGAATGAGAACCTTCCGTCCGATCTCGATGGCTCCGCAGGACGGCAGGAACAGGCCCGAGGTTGTGGCGATCCTGTGAAAACGCCGTTCCAGCGCCTTGACCGCGTCCCGCAGCGAACCGTGGTCAAGATCAGGATAAGCCTGTGCCAACCGACCTTGCCCCGTCCGCGCCTTGAGCTTTAGGAAGCGCGCGCCTTCACTGAACAGTAGCACACCCGCGTTCAGCGCCTCACCGACCCAAACGTCGTGGCGATACTGAAGAACGGCATAGGAGTAGGCATACTTCGTCATCGGTCGAAATTATGCTCTATATTGGCTACGATCTCGTTCACGTTTTCCATGGCCTCAGTCATGTAGGCGACAATCCGCGAAGCCGTCACCTTGCTCCAGCACTCGGGCATGTCCGCAGCGATAAGGGCGAAAGCGTCATCCGGCAAGGCCTTCCAGCGATTCGCAGCAGCAGAAAAGTCTACCCGATTTTTTGGGTACAATTTGGGCCAGAGGGGATGCATTTCGTACTCTCCGACATGATTTTCAACCCCGCCGACCCGCCACGGCAGTGACTGATGGTCCCGCTCCGCATCGCTTCCCGTCGCTGTGACGAAGGCCTCGCCATGATCAATCATCAAGAATTTATTACCTTTGACCAACAGGTTGGGGTTCGGCGCGCAGCGGTCCCAGTTCTGGATTATTGTATCAAAGAGGTAGATCTCTGCCGCAAGTTGTAAGTTATCACGGGTGATCGACATGGCGTCGCTCCACTCGATCCAGCCAGAGCCTCCATTCAAAGAGCCGAAAAGAACATCTGGCCCTGCTTGCAATTTTTTCTGCAGCAACGTGTCCGATATGCTTGCCACCACCTCGGGCGTCATGTGGATCTGTAGGGCGGGTGCGCAAGGCAGCTCTAATTGCTGCGCCAGCCGTCCCGCAAACCACTCCCGCTCTAGGAGGCAGGGGAACGGCCGCTCTCCGAAATGAGGGCCCTTTAGATAGACCTCGATCTCGGTGCCGTCAGGTGCCTCGGCCAGCACCCTTATGGGCTTGGTGCGGCCATAGTCAGGTCGTGAAGCGATGCCAGAGAGGTTGCAGATCAATAGTCAGTCCGGCCTATAAAAATGTCACCAGAGTAGACTCTGGTGACGTGTCGAGGTGATTCTGCAAGCCAGAATCGCTCCCTTCGGCGCGACATAAGCCCGGCTATCCCTATCTGACCGGCTGTCACTCGATGGTGCTTACGAACGCTTGGATATTTGGTTGCTGACGATCCAATTGTGATTGGTTGACCATAATGCTTTTTCCCACAAGCCTTTTACTCCCCGAGGTCAGTGCGTACATTGGGATGCCTAGCGCGCCAGAGACTACGGAGGCGGTATTTGCATCGTTGATCTGCGCTTCAAACATCTGTCTAAACCCGATGCGTGTCGTTGGCGCAGGGCTTCCATTCGGGTGAATCTCGAACTTTCCAGGGTCAGCTTGCCAGACCCTGTAAACTTCAGAGAAAATTTCGCTCACAACGGTTTTGAACGCGCTGGCCGAGCTATTGTTCATTTGTGTCAGACGATTGCCTACGTAAGCATAGATCCTAGGAAGTGCCATGCGGAACTGCGTAGTTTGTCGAAAAAACTCAGATGTAGCCTGGCCCGGCCTGCGACTAACCCCGTAAACCAACGAAAGAACAGACATCACCGCACGTTTAGAGGATGCATCGGCTGAGAAGGGGATAATGAGTCGATCTGACGCCGAAAGAGCAAGCTCCGTATAGACGGTAAAGCTTGGGTTGCAGTCAATGAAGACCGTTATCTCTTGCTGGTTCCACGAGAGCCGGACGTCATCCACAAGATTGCGGATCCACGTATGAACTAGCTGCCACGCGTTCGCGGGGCCATTCGTGCCTTGCGCCCTGATGGTAGAAGCTTGGAGCTCGAGTTCCTCGTCGCCGCATACAAGGTAAAGGTTCGTGGGGACAGAATGATTGATGCCGTGAACGTGGGTCAAATAGTTTGCCCCAGTGTGGGGATCCGAGTAGGGGTTAACAATTCTGTCAGCGATGTAACCCGAGATCGTCCGCGGCGGAGTGCGACCAGCCATCGCTTCAATCTGCTGCTCGCCTGCGACAATGCCACCAAGCAGCATACCGGATGAATTTGCCTGTGGGCACATGTCGATCACTAGCACACGTTGCTCTACGTGCGTGCGGGCATACTCGCAGGCCAGTTGGAAGGTGAGATAGCTTTTCCCCACGCCCCCCTTATTGTTCCAGATGGCATAGACGGCCATGATGATTCCTTTCGATGATCTTGGCATTCATGCCAGCGTGCTGGCTATTACTGTTAGTTTTTCTTCCCGCTTGGGTCCATACTCATTGATTTTGCAGCCAGAACAAGACAATGGCGGAGAAGACGTCTCTGGCACTGGTCGTATCGGGTTGCGAGTTGCCGCCAGTCCTTGAGCCGGTGGAGCATGATCCCAGTGCGGTTACGCCGTTTGTAACGCCGCTTGGCCGACTTCCTACTTGAGCGTTCGCTATAGGCCTAGGAGCATTGATCGCGAAAGGCGAGATTTTTACGCCCGAAGGCCGTTTCCTGCCCATCTTGCCGCCCCCGGGGCGCGACGCAAACGACCGCTATCGCCGATTTCTGCGGATGCGATGCTGCAACCTCACGGGCCGCTGCCCGCCCTCTGCGCCTGTGCGATCCCGCGCGCCGCGCCCCGATAACTGAGGGACAAGGACTGCAGCTGCCTCTTGCGGCGATTCGTGCGAACGGCCGCGCCGGTGATCGTCCATCCTGCCCGTGGGGCCTCCAGGGCTCAGGCTGCCTGCATCGGTTGAATGAAAGAAACGTCAACAGTCCTGCGCGCGCGATCAAGGTCATAGGCGCGTTGCAGGTTCATCCAGAATTCGGCGGTGTTGCCGAAGAACCTGGACAGGCGCAGCGCGGTATCTGCGGTCAGCGCCGTTTCCCCCTTCACAAGCCGTTCAATCCGGGTGCGCGGGACGCCGAGCTTCTTGGCAAGCGCGCCCGCGCTCAGATCAAGAGCGGAGAGGAACAGCTCGTCCAGCACTTCGCCGGGGTGCGACGGGTTCGCAAGCATGATCATCTTTGTCCCCTTTCAGTGATAGTCCACAATCTCGACCTCTGCCGGGCCTGTTTCGGTCCACACAAAGCAAACGCGCCATTGCCTGTTGATCCGCACCGAGTGTTGCCCCGCCCGATCGCCCTTGAGCTCCTCCAGATTGTTCCCGGGCGGAAAGCGCAAGTCTTCAAGCACGGACGCCGCGTGCAGAGCCGACAGCAGGACGCGCGTCCGCTTCACCAGATCGCTCGGGAAGCCCTTGCCGTAATGGCCATTGACGGCATCTGTGGCCAGCTTTCCCTTGGTGCTCTGGATCATGACGAAATGTGTATCATGGGATGATACGCACGTCAAGGGCGAGGGGGCGCCATGCCTGGAGGGCCGAACGCTTCGGAACATTTAAGAACTGCCGTGCGAGCGTGTGGCGGTAAGTGCCCGATCAACCTTTTGCTTCCGGTCACGAGTGGCTCAGAACAAAAGCGGAGCAGTGGCGGCCTATCCAGCGCCGCAAGGAAGAAGTGGGCGGAATAGACGCAGGCAACAGGAATCCCATGAGGATCAAAATAGCTTAATGCTTGAGCAGCGGTCGGCTTGCCCTCTGCGGCTCAGCAAACGGAGATCAGATGAATACCGGCAAGATGGTGATACTCAAACCGATCGTCTGGAACGATCAAGGCTACCGCTGGCCTTCTGGAAGGGTCGCGTCAAGCGGGTTCACAAAGGAATACGGGTATGGCCAAGAGGAATGGAACGGCCGCGATGATTGGGTCTGGAAGGGCTGGAGAGTTTTCCATACCCAAGTGAAAGGTGCGATGCATCATTATGCGGAAGTGGGCCGTCTTGGTATCATCATGACCGCGATGATGAATGGTCAATTCTTTGCAGTGGGCGTCGCCTGCAACGTCTTTCAAAATACTGAGAAGGATGCGGCCGAAATTTCCGAAGCGCTTGGGCTTTCTGGGTACACTGATCGAATGTGGAAGGTAGGCTCAATCCGGGAAGCTCATGCGAGCAAGGCAGCCTTCAGCCGTCACTGGGCGAAGCATACGCATGTAATGTGGCGCTGCCCGATCACACACTACTCCTGGTTCGAAAAACCGCTGCTCATTATACCGAATGACCTGATTCCACGCACCCCGCCTCGGCAAGCGCTCGCCAAAATGCATGGCAGCTATCAGGCGATCCGGCCTGATCAAGCGCTCGCAGTCGTGCAGCAGGTGCTTCCTAGCGACCATTCGGTGGTGGGATGGCTTTCAACCGACGACTTCGATCCGGTGCGCAACCAATCCATTCGCCATGCGCCAAAACCAGCGGGTAAGTCAGGTTGCTCTGCCGCAGCGGCCAGTAATTCTTATACACGCTACCTGCAGGAGAACGAGATTGTTGTCTCTCCGCTGCATGCCAGACTGCAGGAAGCATTCGTTAGCGACCTCAAGCGACGGCGTATCACCGAAGTGCGCGAGAATATCGAAAGAGTCGACCTGCGCTACCGCGACGCCGAAAAGGGTTCTGTGCTTGTGGAGGTGAAGCCGACGGAGCCTGCGACGATCCGGTTTGCCATCCGAACGGCAATCGGGCAGTTGCTCGATTATCGACAACGAGTGGCAGGCCAGCACGCGCTGCTGATCGTAATTGAAGATGAGCCTGCCGACGAGGAGCTGCGACTGGCGCTTTCAAACGGCTTTGGCCTCGCCTGGCGCTGTGGATCGACATTCAAGTATGCTTGGCCACCAAACTGACGCTGGAACGATGTCGCGTCACCACGGGAAGTCTTCCGCCTTCTAAACCTCCCTCTGGCCGCGCTGTCGCGTGGGGAGGGCGCCCCCCCCACGCCTTTCACTTCCCCCGCTACCTCCCATTCCCGCGGATCAGCAGCTCGGCGGCGGGGATGCTTTGGCCTTTTCCGGCGATCGAATAGGTGGTGCGGACCGGCTCGATCTCTGCCCAGGAGAAGATCTCGCGGATCTCGGGCACGTCGTTGATCGAGAGCAGGAACCGCCCCCTGAGGCCGCGCAGCCCATCCGCCAGGCGCTGGAAATCGTCGCGGCTGAACAGATCCTTGCCGTAGTCGCTCTCGCAGCCCCAATAGGGCGGGTCGAGGTAAAACAGCGTCTCGGGCGCGTCATAGCGCTGCAGGAAGGCGCCGAAGTCCAGGCATTCGATCACCACGCCCGAGAGGCGCGCGTGCAGATCCTCCAGCATCGGTTCCAGCGTCAGCAGGTTGAAGCGGCCGGGCCGATCGCGGCTGACGCCGAAGTTGCGGCCGCTGACCTTGCCGCCGAAGGCGGTGCGCTGGAGATAGAGGAACCGCGCCGCGCGTTCGAGATCGGTGAGCGTGTCCGGCCGGGTCGCCAGCAGGCGCTCGAACTCGCTGCGCACCGTCAGCTGGAAGCGCAGGATTTCGAGGAACTGCGGGTAGTGCCGCTGCAGGATCCGGAACAGGTTCGCGATGTCGCGGCCCGCATCATTGATCACCTCGGCCCGCGGGCGGGCGCGGCGGCGCAGGAAGATCCCGCCCATGCCCACGAAGGGCTCGCAATAGGTCCGGCAGGGGGTCTCGTCGAGGATCGTGCAGATCCGTTTCGCCAGGTTGCGTTTGCCGCCGAGCCAGGGTGCCGCGGGGGCCACCGGCGCGACGGGAATCATCGACTCCGTCATCTGAATATGTTCCAAGGGCCCTCCCTCGCGAGGGGGGAGCGGCCATGAGCTTGTGCTGGTCGACGGGGGGTCTTAGCGGTTTCCCCGTGTCGGAGGGGGTTGGCGCCCCCTCTGGCCTCCCAAGAGGCCAAAACATCAATCGTTACAGAAACGTCCCGCGCAGCGATCGGCTTCTCACGCGACCGTTCGTGCAGAATGGAACAGGCCGAAGGCGTCTTCCGAAAGATCGGGGGCAAAACGGTCTCACCGGCAGCCCCGCGGCGAAACGCGCCCCTGTGAGGGCGAGCGCACGGATGCGCCAAAATCCCGCATGACAGGAAAGACCATTGCCAATCCGGGACCGCGCACACAAACCTGTCTTCATTGAAATTCTGAGGGAATCTTCCGTGAAAACAATCAGATCCGTTGCTGTTTCGTTGACGGCATGCGTGGCCTTGTGCGCCTGTGAGCCGGTGCAGACACTGCAGGAATATCGGCCGGTCGTTGATCCGGCGAAGGTTCGTCCGGCAAAATTCGAAGCCGATCTGGAGCATTGCCGGTCCATCGCCCTCAAGGTCGAGGCCGAATACAAACAACGGCAAGAGAAAGAGATGCAGCAGCAGCTGGTGGCCGGGATCTTGATCGGGGCCCTGGTTGGTGCCGCCGCAGGCAATCACACCGGCTATCAGGGCGACTATATCGCCGCGGGCGCCGCCACGGGCGCGATCGCGGCCGCGGGCAGTGGCGATTACAGTGACGAGCTGGTCACCTATGGGCCGCGGCGCGTCGTGGACCGCTGCATGACCGATCGCGGTTACAAGATCCTGACCGATCCCGGCCGCGCCTGACGCCTCCGAAGCGCGCGGCGGGGCAGGGCACGGATTGGCCCTTGCCCCACCGCGTTCAGATCGCGCGCAGGCGGATCGGTCATGACGATCTCACCGGCTCAGGGTTGCGATCTTGGCTGCGGCGAGGTTTCTCAGCACGCCATCGCGCGGGGCGAGGGCCTGGATGGCATCGGGGACCGAGGTCTGGGCATAGGCGACAGCATCCCGGGCGAGGAGGTCGAGATCGCGGCCGTCTTGCCGTCGCCCGCGCCGGGTCAGGGCGAGCTGCGCGCCGGTCATCAGCGCCTGATGCAAGGCCTCGCGCTGCGCGGCCTCGATCTCGATGCCCCAGCGCGCGCGCAGTTTCGCCGCCGCCCAGCCGATCAGCGCGGTAGTGATCGTGGCGACGATCGGCAGCACGATCTGCGCGAGGATCGTGGCAAGGAGGGTGTCAGTCATCGGGGTCTCCCTGGTGGTTCAGGCTTCGTTGGTGGAGAGTGCAAGGCCCGCGGCAGTGAGGCGGACCGGCCGTCCGGTGACGGGCACTCCCGCGGGCCAGCGCGCCGCGAGCAGGCGCGTCTTGGCGATGCGGGTGATGGTGACGGCATCGGATTGGTTGCCGCCCAGAACGTGATAGGCGGCCGCATCCTCGCCGCGGTAAAAGCCGACATGGCCTTGCCAGCCGGAGGGGGCGCCGCGCCAGAAGATCAGCACCGCGCCGAAGACCGGCGCGACGGGTTCGCCAAAGCGGCCCCAGGCGCGGGCGGCAAGCGGGGTGTCGGGCAGGATCAACCCGGGCAGCGCCGCGCGCAGGCAGCTTGCCACGAAGGCGCCGCACCAAGGCATCGCGCGCGGGTCGATCCCCTGTCCCGCCGGATCGAGCCAGGCGCGCAGCCGCGCCGTGTCGCGCCGCTCGTGCAGGCCTTGCAGCCGCAGCGCCTCCGCCATCCAAGGGATATCGGCGCAAGGCGCGCCCCCGGCCAGCAGCGCCGCCGCGATGACCGGCACGAGACCGGGCTCGACCGCCAGCCCGCGGCTGCGCCCGAAGGCCACGAGCGCGGCTTCCGTCTTCGGCCCGCAAAGCCCGTCGATCGGCCCCGGGTCAAACCCGAGCGCCCGGAGCCGCAACTGCGCGGCCCGCCAGTCTGTCGTCATCTCACGACTCCTTGCTGTTGAAGAAGACCCGGGTCAGCGCCACCTGAGCGCCGCGCGGGCCGAGATAGGCGAGCGAGGCGACGACGCCGGTCGTCACCGTCCGCCCAAGCTCGAAATACGCCGCCACCGCCTCGCCGATGATCGCCATGCCGACCGCGACGGGCAGTTCCCACAGCAGTTCGCGGCTCAGGAAGCGGCGCCGCCGCGCCCGCACCTCGGTCGAATGCCACATCAACCGCCCGGCCAGCGCCGCCGCCATCGTGGTGACGGCACCGCCCCAGATGGCATCGATCAGCTCGACCAGGCCCCTTGCATCGCTCATGATCTTGCCCTTTCACGGCTTGCCGCCCGGCGGGCGGTGACTGAGACGGCGCCCGAGGGCATCAGAAGGTGAGGGCGACCGCGGCCGGGTCGGCGGCGTCGCGGATCTGCGCGGCCAGATCGGCTTCGCGGTCGAAACAGGCCTGCACATGGGCGCGCACGGCCAGCGCGAGGGCGATGACCTGCGGCGCGGTCAGATCGACGAAATCCCCGGTCGCAAGCTTCCAGCGCACGGTCGCACCCGGGTCGAGCTGGGCGGCCAGCGCTGCGGCAGTGAGGCGGCTCTGGCTCAGATCGTCGGTCTGCACTCGAAAGCCGTTGACCTCGATGCCGCGGGCGATGGCCGTATCGCGCGCGGTCTTGAGCGCGGCAAGCGCCTGATCACGGGGGAAGGGCGGCATCTGAAACGACGGTGCGACTTCATCGATGACGGTGATCGTGCCGTCCAAAGCGATTTGCGTAATCATTGCCGTGTGATCGCCTTTACGGCGCCTCCGTTGAAGGTATTGCTGCCGCTGCGGGTGACGCGCACGCGTGTGATATCTTCGGCTTCGCTGATCGCCAGGGTGGCCTTGGAAAGGATCGCCAGGCCGTCCCGGCAGATCCCCGTGAAGGTCATCATGACCAACGTTGGCGACGCCCTGACAATGCGCGCTTGCCCTGTAACGCCCCGCGAGACCCAGTTGCCGGACGGGGAAATAGGCATTCCGGCGACGGATGTGGAAGCCGCACCGTTTGTCCAAAGCGCAATACCGGCCCCGGAGTAGCCAGTAGCATAGACTGACGCAGCGGTGCCGATTTGCAGTAAGATGGCGTCGGTCCCGCTCAGCGAGACATCGATCAGATCGACGATGATCTCGGTCGCAGCAGCAGCCACGGCGAGATCGAACGCCGTGCCACTTGTCGTCGCGGCGGTGACGCCGGGTGTCCGCACAAGCCCGAGGATCTCGCTATCCGACCCGTAAAGCCGCACCCAGCGCCCCCAGGCGCTAGAGGCGCGCCAGCGGATCCACTGCCCGGTGTCGCTCTCGCCCTTGTTGTGAGCCCAGACCAGCTGAACCGCGGCCGCGCCGTCGTAAAAGATCGTCAGCACCATCCCCGCGCCGGTCGCAAAGGGGGCGTTGGTGGTCTGGGAGGCGGCGAAGCGGTTCCAGCCCGAGCGGGTGATCGCGTTCAGATCCGTCACCGCCTCGGCGAGCATGGTGACCGTGCCCAAGCCGAGTGTCGCGCGCTGCGCCGCGGCATCCGCATCGCTGGCCAGCGCCAAACCGGCGGGGCTGGCGCTGGCCAGGATCGCTTTTCCGGCGCCTGATGCGGTCAGGAATTCCAGCGCCGTCGCCCCCGCGTTGACGGCCATCACCTTGCCGCCATTGCCTTTCAGCGCAAGGCCAGTCCCGGTGCCCGCCGCAAGGGCCGCGGCCAGCGCCGCATCGGCCTGGGCCTCGGAGAAGCTGCCGAGCTCGTCCAGATAATCGGCGAAGGTCTTCCAGAACACGAGCGAGGCTTCCATGCGCGCGCTGAACGTGTCCGGGTTGGAGCGCAGCGGCGGCGGCGGGACGGTCGGTTTGGCGGGTTTTGCCATCAGACGATTCCTTGTACTTCGACAGAGATCAGCGACCAGGCGTCGGTCTGATAGGCCGCGCGGTAGCTGCGATAAAATCCGTAGTTGATCGCCGCCTTGCGGGGATCGTCCGAACCGATCCAGACCGCCGCGGTGCCGCCGCGCAGGCTGCGCATGCGGGTGTCAAAGCCAAGCAGCTGCGCGTTCGGCAGGCAGGTCTCGAAGGTGCTGAGCCGGGTGGCGGCGCGGCGGACCGTGGTCAGATCGCCGTAATCGTCCTGCTTAACGTATGAGAAATCGACCCCCTGAAACCCGGTGCCGCCGATCACTGGGCGTCCGACCGACCAGACCGGCCCGACGACAAGCTGTCCGACGTCGACCTGTCCGCCACGGCGGCTGGCTTCGAGGGTGATTTCCGCCGCGGCATAGGGCGGCAGATCCGTAAGCACGAATTCGGAAAGCTCGGTGATCGGCTCGAAGTAGTAACCGAAGCCGTCGCAGACGACGGTTTCGTCCTGCATGGCGATCGCGGTCTCGTAGACCACAGCGCCGCCATCCGTCATCGTCACGCGGATCTCGGCCGCGCTGATGCCGAACCCGGCCACACCGCCAACGGCCACGCCTGGGGCCAGCGTGACGCGGATGGTCTCGGCCGCGCTCGCCAGAACCGAGGGCTTGCCGTCGAAGAGCCGCCAGCGGTTGGTGGCGCCGATCACCTGCCAGAAGACCGGATCGGGGTCGTCGATCAGCGGATCGGCCAGCGCGGCCTGTTCAAGGTCGGGATCATGGCCGGTGTTGTTCCCCTGCAGGGCGCGATAGACCGTATGCGTGGCGGGGCTGATCACGAAGGCGCCGCGGGGATAGGTCGTCTGCGCGCTCCAGGGAGCATGATCCGTCTCGGGGATCGAGCAGGCGACGAGCGTCGCATCGGTGATGGCAATCGGGTTGAGGATCTTCATGGTGCGGGGTCCAGGCTGGCGCGCTCCTGCACGGCCAGAAGCCGCGCGGTAAGGCGGGCATTGTTGATGTCGCCTTCGCGGATCGCGCGCACCACCTCGGCCAGCAACCCCTGCACGGTGGCATCCCCGCTGACCAGACTGCGGCGATGGCCCTCCGAGGTCGCGGCATAAAGCGCCTCGGCACCGCTGCGATAAAGCGACTGGGTGTCGAGATCGCGCAGGGCCGCGGTCAGTGCCTGGGCCTGGTCGGTGATCTCGGCCATGGCCGGGGCCAGCTGGATCAGCTTTGCGGCCAGATCCTCGTCGCCGCTGGCGAAGGCGGCGTCGATCAGCTGCCGGAAGGCCTGGCGCGAGCCGGGCAGAACCTCGATACCAAGCCCCGCCAGCGCCTCTGACAACTCCTTTCGCGCCTGCGCCAGGCGTTCGGAGGTGCTGTAGAACCCGGCATAATAGGCGCTGACCGCCTCCGACATGCCGTCGATACTGCCAAAGGCATCTGCCCATGTCGACGCCGCATCGGCGCCCGCAAGCGACGTGCCGTAGGCGGTCTTGCCGAGCCGGTCCATCCAGACATTGGCCGTCGAGAGCGCGGAAGAAAGCCGCGTCAGGGTCTCGCTTGCCGTTTCGCCCATATGCGCGAAGGCCGAGGTGAAGGCCGAGAGGCTGCCGCTGTAGCCTTCGCCCGCGGCAAGGATTGAGCGCGCCAGCTCGTCGGAAAGCTGCATGAACCCCGCCTTGATCGCTTCCTGCGCCTCGCTGTCGGAAAGCCCCTGCGTGGAGATCTTGATCTGCGTCGCAAAGCCCTTGAGCGCGTCGCGACCGGCAATGCCGACCGTATCGGCCATGTCCGCGACGCCGCGCACGATCTCGGCCACCGCCGCCTCGATCGGGTCGGCAATCGCCGCGGCGGCCTCCGTGAAGGTCTCGCGGATCTTCTTCGACAGCCCCCAGAAGCGTGTTGTCTTCGTCTTGCTGAAGGTCTCGACCAGCGTGTCCATGTCGGTGACGGTCAGCCGCAGCCCGGCGTCAAGCTGGGTGACCTTTTTCTTGAAGAACGAGAAGACCACGCCCACCCCGGCGAGGATCGGCAGCGCCGCGCCGATGGCGGCGCCGAAGGCCCCGAGGCTGCTCGTCGCGCTGCCGACGACCGAGGTCAGATAGGTGCCCGCGGCGCCAAGGCCGCCGCCCGCCCCGAAAAGCGCGGTGCCCAGCCCCGCCGCGCCCGAGCCGATCGAGCCCAGAAAGCTGCCCGCGGTGCCAAGAAGGCCGAGCGGACCCGCAAAGCCGCCCGCCGCCGCCCCGGCAACGGCCGCGCCCGCCCCCGTTGCCGCACCACCGCTGACGCCAAGGCCGAGCGAGAGCGTGATCCGGTTTTTGAGAAAG